ACCTATGAGCAGAATTAGGGAAATCCTCATCACTTAGAATATCAATAATATTTTGTAAAAACTCCTTAGATGTAAGGAGAGAAGAAATTACCTTAATCTGAAATGGATGACCATATTGTTCTATACTTTTTAACGTCAACTTTTATTTTTTAAATTGTTCAAAAACATCTTGTAGCCAAAACTCCACATTTCTAATAATACCACCTATTTGGTCTTCATCATACATTTCAAGAAATGTTTTGGGAATATAATTAAGATCTTGGTCTTCCGAAAGTTCTTTTAAATATTCCTTATCAGATTCATCAATCATAGGATTGGATAAATCCATTAATTTATAATTTAATTCTAATTCATCTATACTATTTAAAACTCTAGCATATGTAATATTATCCTTAAATTTAGATTCACATATAGTTATTATATCTTTTAATGTAACATTGGACTGCCCTAATTCAGGGAATTTTTTAAGTAGGCCTTTTTTACCTAATCCCTTAACCCCCTTAATTCCATCTGAATTATCACCTAATAATGTTTTATATACTATAAAATTACTAGCAGGTATTCCAAATTTATCTTGGACAGTTTGGGTAGTGTAGAATTCCTTTTCTATAGGTCTAAAAACTGCTACATTTTCATTTACTAATTGAAGAAAATCTCTATCACTAGATACTATAAATGCCTTATCATCATCCGATTTTATTAAAATTTTAGATAAATGAGCTATAATATCATCCGCTTCCACTTTATCTATAGATGCAATCTTAATAGGGAGGACCTTCAAATAATGAATTAATCTTACTAATTGATCTACTTTTGCATCATGTTCATCTTCCAGATTTTCGAAGATTTCCCAGTTAGTAATTCGTTTAGTATTTCTACCTGATTTATAATCAGCAAGAAGATTTTTTCTATTATTTGAAGATCCTGCCCCATCAAAAACCACATAAACCTGTGTGGGTTGGATTTGCCTTATAAGTACCCCCAAAGATCTTAAAAAACCCCCTAATCCCCCTACATGCATTCCTTTAGAATTTACCATATTTAAAATAGCAAAATTTCTAAAAAATAAATTTAAACCATCTATAAGTAAATAACGCTCACCTGTTTTTTTGGGTGCTTTATTTTCTTGAACTTGATTAAGAATGTCTAGAGGACTACCTGTTTTCATATAACCTTTAGGTTAAATATACAAAAAATAATACGTTAAACCAAAGAACCTATGCAGGTTCTTCAGTAAACGTGTTTACATAAATATCCTGAGATTCTTCCTCTCCAACTAATTTAAAATCAGTACCTCCAAGAATTTTTGACCACTCCTCAGATTTGGATTTTTTATAGTTATTAATAGCATTAGGACTTTCTTCTATAAAACCGTGTGGTGTCATTACAATTTTACCTCTTGTAGTAACCCCATTGATGTGGTTTTTATCAATTTGGATATTTACTCGCTTAGCAAATTCTACTTGTTTACCATCCTTAATTGCCTTAATTTTAGATGTACCCGCAGACATAACATTGCCAAATGTTACTACAAAGGTGGAATCATACCACATTGCATAACCTCCTTTATTCATAAGTTTGGGTTGACCCATAGGAGATTCTGGTTTTAAGGTCCATACTTTATTAATACAAACTAATGTATTAGTGTACTTAGAAGATTCCTTACGTGATAATGTAATCCTTTGATTTACGTTATTTGCAAACTGTGTGGACATAGCACCAGCATTCCATTCATTATTATTTTTATTGGAACGAATAGATAATTCACAAGGAATACTACCAATAGAATCCCATAGGAATACTAAATCATAAGGTAGATTACCTTTTTTCTGTTCATCCATTAAATCAAGAATAAATGCGGATACATCCTCAATAGTATTTAAACTTTCTCTATCAGCATAAATAAAGTCACCTTCATATCCCAATACTTCACCAGTCTCTTCATCAGCAATTGGATTAACTTCCAATCCCATTTGGATGGCATGTTCCCAATTCCATTTCATCTCCGTAATGATAAAAACAGGTAAAATACCATTCTTTTGGGCAGAAACCGCTGTTTCAATTAATGCAGTAGTTTTGCCAGTATCAGAATGACCGCGTAAAAGCACTATATGACCCATTGGAATACCCGGAATAGATGTCACAGATTGAAATGCATCTGATAAGGGTATCCACTGTTGTTCTTTAAACTTTACGTTTTGGTCTAATCCTTTTTTAGTTTTAAAGTTTTTAAGGTCAAATTTAGACTTTATTTCTTTAGAGACTGCCTCCGATAATGATTTACTTTTTCTAGCCATAATATACTACTAATTAAAATGGTAAATCATCTGTTGAATCACTAAATAGATCGTTAAATTTATCCGCTTTAGTTTTCTTAGTAGCATCAGTATTTAAAGAATAATTACTTTCTGTTGGAGATGGTACTGGAGATTTGCTAACATCAACTTTTGTTTCGGTTTCAGAATCCGGATCTAACCAACTTTGTAGAAATCCCTTAATTTCATCAAACGAATATTGTTTAAATATTTTAAAGGGATCAGCTTGTTCATTAAGATATTTTTGGATTTCATCCTTATCTTCAGCAATGGGTGTTACTTTAAGTGATACAGTAGCTGTTGTTTTATTATAGGGTGTACCTGTTACTTCTGGTCCTACTGTAGTAAGTTTGATATCACGTCCATCTAACATATCAGTATAATCACCGATTTCTTCATCAGCTGCCATATTAAGAAATGTTTGATAAATTTCCTTACCAAATTGCCATAATTTAACACCTTCATCTTCTTGACCTCGTACTAGTACGGGAGCAAAAATACGTGTTTTAGGGTCCAATTTTTTAGCTAGACGCCAATTTTCTCTATCATTACTTTGACGTAATTGTTTAGCAAATTCCATAATTGGATCCTTTTGTTTCCAATTAGCTGGGGATGCAATTACTCTTTGTCCTATTCCATAATAGAACATCATTTCAGTAAATGGAAATTCAGGTCTAAATTTAGAAGGTACAATTCTAACTGTTTGTTTACCAATGCTAGGTTTCCAAAATAAGTTTTTCTTTTGTCCTCCTCCACTTTGTGGCTGTTGTGTATTGAGCGAAGCCAAACGCTCCTTAATGACGTTTAAATCCATTGTATAACATTTTAGGTTTATATAATTACAGTAAATATACGAAGCCCCTTTGGGCTATCCAACTAAAGTTCAATAATTTTATGAATCTTAGTTTTTAGTTGTTTAAATTCATCCTTATTAGTAAGTAGGATAGAATTTCTATAATGTCTCCATTCAATAGGAAACTTAGTATCCACTACACCTCCATTTAATTTACGAATAAGCTCATTTAGAGCATTAATAGTGTAAAGTGTGTTAGATTCTTTTTTTCTATGTACTAAGATAGTACCGGAAGGGATTTCTGATAGATTAGTAGTATCCACATTATATGTGCAGGCGTATTCATTGTTTGATTGAATGTATAGTATAAATATTTTCCCATACAAAATATCGTATGTGGAAGAGATATCATATACTAAATCATCTAAATCCTCAATTGTAGAAAAAGTACAAAATAATTTATTTCCAGCCAAACCTTCTAAATTTACATCAAAACTATCTAATGAAGTTCTATTATAAATATTAGAGGGGTTGTAAAGAAGAGTAGTTTGTTCCATAACTTAATTTTATACGCAAACCAAACTCTTCAAATATTCCTTTTAATTCATCCACTAAATATTTTTCTGATTTATGGAAATCAAATAGAAATGAATCATAATTGTACAATACTAGTTTAGTTTGCTTATTTTTTAATATTTTAAATATTCTCCATAATATAAGAACATTATTTGAGGTCTCCAAATTCTGTAGTAAATAATTTAATAATTTAGAGGGATTTATATCTTCCAATTTATTTTTTTCAAATTTATACTTAGAAATTGGACATTCAATGTATCCCTTAGTATTAAATTCCTCCCACATAATATTAGTAAATTGTTTAGCCTTTTTAAAAAACTCTAAATTAGAATATTTACCAAAATTACCACTATACAACATTTTAAAGGTAAGTTGTTTAGCCTCCTTATATTCTACCCCATACATTTTTGCAAAGGCTTCATGAACATCACCTTCACTAAATTTATAATCTATAAGTTTAGCCAATAGGGATGGGTGGTATGCTGAAATATCCATTTCTATAAATAAATTATTAGATGGAATAAATGCCTCCCTAGAATCGTCTTTTTTTGATAAAGCAGAATAATTTACTCCCCTAAATTTATTAGAAGGTCTAGTAGTTGTGGTTTTGAAGTTGTATTGGGTGTAGATAGTATCATTGTGTACATTGTGGAATTTTTCCTCAAATTTGTTTTTATGTATTTTAATTCCACTGGACTCGAGAGCGTAGAATGCCACTGTAGATTTTCTATTATAAAAGTCGTTGATAGGTTCATCTATATAAAATTTTAGTTCACCATATAAATTTTCACAATATTCAAAATGTTTAGTAACTGGTATTAGAGTATTTAAATCTCTTTTATAAGAATATTTTGAATAAAAATAATTATGAGTTTTAGTTAAAGGTTTTTGATAATTAGGTTTATTTAAAGTTAAATCTACAATATTAGGGTGATAAATGTAATGTAATACTTCTTTTTTATCTCTAACATATAGAGTGCTAAATTTATCCAACCATGAAATATCCAGGGTATTGGATACTTCTTCATGATTAATAGCCACCATATAACCATCATACCCTAAAGGTCTAATATATACTAAAGAAATTTGGTTATTATCAGCTGGATGTATATTATAATTAAAAGGAATAATCTCGATAAATGCCTTAGTAGCATCTCTAGTAATAAATTTATTTAATTGATCTTCTGTTTCTATTAGCCAAAACATCCATTCAATATACAATAAATTTTAGTATCCTCCACCTGAAGTTGGAGAAGAAGGAGGAGATGGGGTAGATGGTGTAGATGGCATAGATGGTGTAGATGGGGTAGGAGATAAGGTTACATTAGAAATAGAAGTTTCGGGGGTATCTTCTATGTTAAAAGTATCATCTTCTAAATCTACATCTTCTTCATAATATTGTAAATAATTATTTTCAAAAAATTGTGTTAAACCTAAAGTTCTTAATCTTCTTTGAGTCAGTAAAGTTATATTTCTATTTGCATCTTGCACCTCTAATTCCTCCCCACTAATAGTCCATTGAACTGTAAAAGGTTGATATAATTCAAATACCCAACCCTTATCTTTTCTAAGAATTTTACTATAAATTTCCCCAGTTACTTCTAAAAATTCTTTAGTGGTAACTTTTTGTAAAAAATACCTTGTATACACACCTAATTCATAGTCTTTAGAATTTGGAAGAGGGTGGGTGTGGAGGGGAATTTTGCGATTTTGTGTAGTTCCTTGGCTAGTTATATAACCAGAGTAAGAAGAAGGTGAAATTCTATTAGGGTTATATCCTCCTCCATACTGCTCACCATCTAATGGGGTTTGAAAATCAGAACCTTTTAGATACATAATATTATTAAGACTTTCGGGAGGGTTAGAATTATCCCTTTTAGCAATGGGTATAAGTGGTTCTTGGGGCCT